ACGCTTTTTCCAATACTTACGACCCATATCTTCTAGACTTGGATCTTTAAACCAAGGACGTACTTCTTGTAGTACCGGACATGCTTCTCCGTACATTTCCATACAAGGAACTTGTACTTGTACAGGACGTGAGTCAGTTTGACCTTTAACTCCTGCAAATGGAAGTTTGATCATCAAACGTTCTTTCCAAAAGAAAGTGTTTGTGTCATCTCCATCTGGTAAGAAACGCATCGTTGCCGACTCGCCTTCTTTGATATTCCAAAATGGGTAAATTGCGTTATCGCCGCCGCCGCTTTGAGAACCACCTGTGCGTGATTCTTGTTCTTTCAGTTTTGCTCTGATTTCTGCCAATGATGCCATAGTTATGCCTCCTATTTGTTATGCCTATGTGCAGTAGCTACATTGCTACTTGTGCCTTTATATGTACAGCACAATATATACTATACGATATTATTTAGTAAAAGTCAACCTATTTTTTATCTTTTTTGGTAATCTATGCGTTACCGTAGGTAGGATCATCAATTTCTACATCAAATCCTTTAAAAGGTGCTGATGTTAATAATTTATCTATTTTTTGTCCAATCCCTGACACATTTTTTAACTTTGGACGTAATAGTTTAAGATACTCAAGCTGCATACGATCACTAGGGTTTGATAAACTTCTTAGTTTTCGAAATTCATCATATTGATTTTTATTAATCCAAGTGTCCATTATTTGAGTGTAATCTGTTGGATATCCGTATCCTGCTTTTTCTATATTGGTTTGACCGTAACGTATTAGTTGTGTGCGAGAACCATTGTATATTGGTAAACCGTCTGCAGCAATAACGTGCTCTATATCGTCTCCCATTATATAAAGGGTTTCACCTAAAAGTTTAACAGTTTTCCAATCGGGGGATTTTGGTGCTAACTTTGATTCGTTAGTCTTTTTTTTTGACTGTCTAAACCAGCTAATCGTTGCATAGCTTCAAACTGTTCTTCCCAATCAGCATTGTCAACTGTTGCTTCAACAACACGTTCGATAATTTCATCTCTATCATCGTCTGGGTGTAAGTTATGTTCTCTACCCATTTCATTGATTTCTTGATCAAGTTCTTGCGTAGTTATTCCCATTTCTTTTGCTAGGGATTCTTCGCCACCTTGCTCATATGCTGTCATTAGTTCTTCCATTGCTTGAGCTTCACGGCTTTGTTCTTGTCTTGGGTCAAACTTTTCTAATTCAATTTTGTCGCCGTCTGGGCCGTCAACTACATCACCTTTTTTCTTGCCATTCATTTTGGCTTTTCTTACAGCGTGTGCGTATGCATTGCCTTCTGTGTTTAACTCTTCAAACTTTGTAGTAATTTTTTCAATAAACTGTTTAGCAGGGTTGATATACTGTTCGCCATAATCTTTTTCTACTGCTGTTAATACTGCTGTTTCACCTTTTGGAAAAGTACCTTTGTTTCTATCAAACAATGATAAAATAAATTCACTTACTGGAATTTTAGGTTTATCATCTGCTTTTTCCATACTTCCGTCTTTGCCAAACTTTACATCGATAGTATCATTTGATTCATCTGACTGACCTTTATTCAGTCTACGTATTACATATGGATTATTTTTATAAGGACTGTCATCATATACTATTGAGTGTAATGTCCAAATAGATAAGTTATCTGCTTCTGCATATAAGTCTAATAGATCATAGTGCTCACACCACCCTAATTCTTTACCATTACTGTCAACTATTGTTGTTGGGTCTCCAGAATCACATTTTGCTTTTATTGCTTTACCTAATGGGCTATTTTTTAGACTTGTAATTTCTAATAACTTTTTAAGTCCAAATAGACCTCCTACTGTTGCAAGTGCAGCTACAATCTTTTTTGAAAAACCTGCCGCTGTAAAAAGTTCTTTTGCAACCTTTATTACCGGACCAGCAATTTCATCAATTTGATTTTCACCTAACAAATCTTCCATGTTATTAAGTTCTTTAGGTGTTGTTTTTTCTTTTACTAATCTATATACAAAAGGAAAAGTATCTTTAAGTTCTTCGTTAAATTGTTTTACTGTTAGTTGATCAATCCAATTAGCAGCAGTCTCATCAGGCATGGTTGTCTTCTCTTCTACAGAAATATGTTCAAATGTTTCTTTTGTAATTTCATATGCTTCTTTAGTTTGTAAAGCAAGAATACCTTCTTTAATTTCTTCAATACGATCTGTAACAATACTAGTATATTCTGATAATCCTTCAGCCATAATGTTATTACGACCTAATGCCATTTTAAATTTTTTAAGTTTTGCTAATTCTTCACTAAGACCTACAATTTGTGTTCCAAATTTATCGTATGGTTTGCCACCTTCAGCAACGTGTCTTGCCATTGCTCTTGCACCACTTAGATGTTTGTATGGATATTTAAAGCGTTCACCGTCTGAACTTTCTATGTAAATTGTTTCGATGTATTGTGTTCTACCTGCTGGTAAATCAGGGTTTACTGATCTATTATGCCTAATGTTTATTCTTGCTGAATCAACATCCTGATAGCTAATACGGCTTGTTCCGTATAATTTCGATTCTGACATTGTTTGCTCTCCGGTATTTGATGCTAAAAACTTATAATCTCTTTTGTTTAAGTTACTCTTAGTTATGTCTCTTGTATCAAAGTTAAGTAATCTTTTCTTAGCAAAAAATCTTATCTCTTTTAAAAAATCGTACCATTTGTTTTTTGTTAAAGTATCTTCTGCTGTGATAAAACTGTTACTATACATTATAGCAATCGCTTTGTCTTCTAAACTAATACTTACTTTACCTAAGTCATTAGCCCCTTCTGTAAAGTTAAAATCAAAAAATCTAGCTTCGGTAGGTACATTAGTAACTTTACCTTCGTCGTTACCAATTGTTACAGATGGGAATCTTCCCCTGATTTTATTAAAAAGCTCTTCTGCTATTACGTTTAAGTTCTTATCCATGTTGCAAGTATTTATCAATAATTGGTAGAAACAAATATAGGCATTGGCGGTTCATAATCTTCCTCATTTTCTATAGTTACAAAGGTATTGTATACTCTTGGATCCCAATCCTTTAATACAACCATCATTCTAATGACTAGAAGCACTGCACTTACAAGATCATCAGTATCGCCTGTTTTAGCTTTAAAACTATTTCCTGTTGCAATATAACCTTTAAGTTCACTTAATAAAGCCCCAGAATGTAATTTCATTTTGTTATTTTCTATCATAGTTTTTAGTCTAGCACATGCACTGATTTTTGTACCGTGTGTTGTATTGAATCCTTTTCGAAACTTACGTACATGTCCTTTACGTATAGGTTCACTTACAAACATACCAGGGATATTTTCTTCACCAAAATCATTAATAACAATTAGTGCGGCTTCACCTATTGAGTTATTTTCAACACTCCAATATATACCACTAGACGAATCTTGTTGTTCTTGAATATAATCACATATATCTTTTAATATTCGTATTTGTGTAGGAATAGGAGAAGTGTTGTGTCGCCATTCTGCAACTTGTTCATAACTAGGTACTTCAAATACTTGTATTGCAGCAAAGTCGCCCCCAGTACCCATTGCAGGATCTAGTGCTATGCAATATGTTTGATTTTTCATTATCTTTTTATACCAGCGTGTCTGACCCATATTCATTAAAGGTTGTGATCCTTCCATGTTTGCTAAATGAATACTGTTAATTAATGTTTCATCATATACTAAAAATTCACAACCATATTCACGCCTAAATCTTTCTTCACCAATTCGACCAATTTCTTCTACTTTCCATTCGTCGTCTCTGTCAGGATGTTCGTCCCACGAACATGTAAAACTGTGGAATCCATTTATGCCTATCTCTTGCTCATTACCGTGTTCGTCAAACTTCTCTTCGGCTTGTTTCCAAATAGTAGCAAATGTATCTTCATCTGAATTAGGTGTACTAGTAATAATAGCACGACCACCTGTTGCTAGTGTAGGTGATATCGAAGTCCAAAACTCTTGTGCAATACCCGGATTAACAAATGCAAACTCGTCACAGTATAATAATGAAATACTCATACCACGTCCTGTGTTTCCTGTTGTAGTAGCACTAACAATACGTGATCCGTTTTCAAACTCCATACTACCTTTGTTGTAGTTTGTAACACCTGCTCTAACATGATCAGGACATAGTTCATATGCGTATCTAATACGTTGCATAATCTCTTGAGCACCTGCATACTTGTGTGCGGCAATAAGTATTGTTTGGTCTGGATTAAACATAGCGTACCATAACAAGTAAATGCCGGCGCATGTAGTTTTACCTGTTTGCCTTGGTAACATGTTTATATTAAAACGATGGTTATGGTAACTAAGCATTAGACCTTCTTGATATATGTAAGGATCAAACAGTAACTTACCTTTTACAGGATGCTGTATATACGCAAACTTACGTGCAAAATATAAGTATCCTTCTTTAGGATCCATGCATTTAGCAAGGTCTTGTATTTGATCTTCTGTAAATGTTTCTTTTTGATTGGCTTTTTTTGTTAAAACGCCGTCTAAACTTTTGCTCATATAAGTATTTAACCAAAAAAATAGGGCCCGTAGGCCCTATTGAGTCTGGAGGGAGTTAATTATTATTAACCACAATTACTTGCGTATAACTTTTCAAACTTTTCTCTTCCGCAATTATATTCTGCGTTAACTTTTTTATACATAGATTCTTTTGTACAACCACTTGCGTTAAGTTTCATCATTTCTTTTTTACAGCCCATTTCGTCAAATTTAGCTTCTGCTTTAGCTGCTTCGTATCTAGCTTTTAATTCTTCATAAATGCTATTTTCTACAGCTATTGGATTGTCGCCATCTTGTGCTTTAGTGTATTGTTTTTTACTTCTATTTAAACCACCTGCTAAGTCATGAATCATATAATCATCATCTTTATATTCTGGATCAGGTTCTGTACTTGCTGAATATCTATCATCTTCTTCAACATCATCTTCACATGGACTTGATGCTGGTCCTTGTTTGCCAAGCATTTTTAATTTAGATACCATGTCATCATGACCGTCATTTGGTCTGTCCATTGGTCCGTCCATTGGTCCGTCCATCGGAAGCGATACTGGACCTACTGGTTTAGCATCAGGCATTCCTGCATTTTTAAGCATGTTCATTAACTCTGCAACTTCTGACGATGTTTCACCTGACATTGAAATATTCATTGACGAAGCTTCGTTAACGTTTTCTTTCATTTCTTTTTTACAATCATCGATCATAGCTTTAAGTTTGTCTTGATCACAGTTTGGATGCATCTTGCACATTTCTGCTTTTGTCATTCCATCTTTACACATCTTCATTACGTGTGCTTTTGAAGGTAACTTATCTTTACCCTCGTCGATTAGAACTATTTCTTTATATAAATCTTTAAGATCCACTAATTTCATTATTTGCTCCCTATTGGACTTGTATTATTTTGTTCTGGTGAAATATCTTTACTATCGCCAGGTTTTATATCTGCAATAGGATCTATTTCTTTTTCTTTAGATGCTTTTTCCAGTTCTTTAAGTAATTCCATAACTCTACCACCGCCAACTTGTTTGTGAGCTTCTGGATCTGGTTTACTCATTTCTTCTGTATCTAGCATAGATTGATATGTTTCCGAAGAAGCAATTCCATCCTGTTGAGTTTCAATAGGATCATTTTCACCTCTAACAATAATATGGCTGTGTGTTACACCACATGCATTTACTAGATAATGTTCTAGTACATGCGGAGTTGTAGGATACTTTACTTCGCATTCAAAGTTGTGTACTTCCATATTTTGTAGTTGTGGAAAATCTAAAGGTTTTTCCTGAATAGGTGTACGCTTACCTGCACTACAATTTATAAGTTCATATTTTTGTAATGCTGTTTCCATTGTGTCTTGGAAACCTTCTGGCATTTCGCCAGCTATTCTAATTTTGAACTTATAAGTTTTTGCAGACTCTGTAAGTATATCTATAAAATTTTTCATATTACCTATTCCTTATACATTATTTATCAATATTACGCAGTTTCTCTAGCAAAGTATTACGATCTGATACTACGTAACCTTCGCCATTTACTATGCCGTCTTCATTTGGTCCAGAGTCGTTATCAAGTTTTTCTTTCTTAAGTTGTAATTCTATCATTTTAAGTTTCTTATCCATTTTTGCAACTTTAGCATCTAAACTAGTTTTAAGCATTCCGCCAGCAACTTCAAATACTCGGCCACTATAACGGCTTTCAACGTTCATACCTAAATCCATTAAATCGTCATAGGCATCCATTGCTTTTTGAGCAACTTCGTTTAGTTCCTTATCCGCCATTTCACCTAAGCCTTTTACAGCTGGTAATGCGGCCGCTATTTTGTCAAACTCAGCAATATCACGCATTGTTTCTTTTTGTTCTATTACTGCTGTTTCTGCTTTATCTTTATTCTTAGCTTTTTCGATAAGTTCTTTAGAATCAGGCAAGTTTAACATTTCTTCAAGTTTTTTAGTCATAGTATATTCCTATTAACTGCTACTATTATTTATCCTTACCATTGGTCTTTATCTACTTTTATGTAATATGCTCTATAAGGTTTACCTAATCCAGTTCCTGGACCGCCGGGATTACTTACAAAAGGACGTATATAATCAGGAAAATGGTTACCACTTCCAGCAAAATTTGTTTTTATATATACTCTTTTTACGTATTTAAACGCATCATCTAAAAAGAACTTCCAATTAAATATATCACCGGGTGTTAAACACTCTCTATCAAACTCAGTTCTAGTAGCAACAAGCATATCGTATTTTCCTGGAAAGTCCATTGGCTTACTATCATTTATAAACAATGAATGTCTTTTAAGACCAATTAAATCACAACATTGTGTAAACATAGGTCCTGAAATATCTTCTGCTATATCTGTAGCTTCAACTTGGTGGCCTTTTGACATAAGCAAGTACGGTAGCATACCGACTCCTGTTCCTATGTCAATAACTGTTTTCATATTACTAAAATCTCCGTAGTCATAAAAAAACTTTTTTTCTAACCAATGATAATCCCACTTACGGATATACTTTCCTCCTCGAGCTCTTTTATCGTATTGGTTTGCAATAGTTAACATTTTTTCTTTATATGTTTCATAATCTAACATTATCTACTTCCTTGATGGAAAATATCAGTTTCCGTTACTACACGAAAAAATATTTTCTTTTGTCTGCACCATGCTCTAGCCGCTTCCCACTTAACTTGATTGACTACCCATGCCGCTTGATTGTGTCTTGATCTTCCTAGTTTTTCTTTAATTGTTTGATTTGCAGGTTTAACTTCTATTAGTTCTACTCGTTGTTTGCCTTTTTGATCTGAGTATACAATAAAAAAGTCTGGCACATATATAGTGTGCTTACCTGTAAGTGGATTTTTATATGGTATGCGTACTGCTTCACTAGCCCATTGACTTACACTAGGATGCTCGTCACAGAAACGCATAAAGGCAAATTCCCAACTACTACGGTAAGTAGGAGTTTTAGTTCCAGAATATTTTTCGGGATTTTTTAAGGTATACTTGCCTTGAGCAAAACGAGACATCTTATACCTTTACATTACGTTGCTCAAGTTTAGATACATTACTATCACGTTTAAAACCTAATGTAGATGTTTTAGATCTATTAAAGTTTAAAACTTCTCCTACTACTACGCTAAGTTGTACATTGTCTAATCCTTTAAGCGTATCAAGTAATTTAAATACTTTTACATCGTCTATTTTTGCTTGTTCTAATAATGCTGTAGCAACACTAATTGCCGCAGTCCGTTCAAAATCTCTTGACTCAAAAAATCCTATAACTGCATCTACATCATTAGATGGAAATGAAAGTTTTTCTGTAAAGTATTGATTAAAGAAATTCTTTACATCACTATCGCTTCCTTTCTTTGCTGGAGTTACTGGTAAGTTTGTTTGCGCCATATTAAGTTCCTATTGCTTCGTTTATATATGTTTGTTTGTCAGATGAGTTTAAATTTTCCCAAGATGTTTTTGCTCCGTTAACTCCACCTGTGCCCCCGGCTGTTTGATATGTTTTTTGATAACTTTTAAATCCAAGACTATCTGCAACTTTTGCATTTCCGTTACGTGCTTGATTTTTTTGAAATGCATTAACAGCAAACGATCCACCTGCTACAACTGCTGTTGCTATTGCTAAGTCTTTTGCTTTACCTCCGCCATTACTAGACTTTGGAAAAAATGTACGTTGTACTCCTGATACATCTACTCCTGCTGCACTGCCTATTGCTTTTGTAAGTAAATTAAATCCTTCTTGGCGTAGTCCTTCTTTAGATAAGTTACGTATATTACCTATTAAGTTTACAGCAGCTAATCCTGCTTGTAACGGATTACTAAAGTTTTTACCCTTCATTATATAATCATATAAATCTATTGCAGTACCAAAGATACCGCCTAACCCTAATTGGCCGCCGCCAATAATTGTAATTGGACTAGGTACTCTATCGTAATGATCTGGTGATCCAAATCCTTTTGGACTTCCGTTTGCACCGGCTTGTACTTCACCTCGATCATACCAAACTGCTTCATATAAGAGTGTTATGGTATTAACTAGTGTCGTACTACCATCACCGTTATCTAATGAATCATGTTGCCAGTTAGTAATAATTGGATTTACTAAAGTATGTGTAGTAAATGACTTTCTAGCCATTTGTGAAATTTGTATATTTTGAAAAAATGGAACACTTATATTATTATCTAAACCAAATTTATCTTGATTTCTTCCACTACCTAAGTATGTGTTGTCCATTCCTCCTGCTGTTTTACTGTATGCTCCAGGCATAGTACCATAGTTTGCATCAGCAAAATAATATCTATAATACGCTTCTAATAATGCAGTAGTAACACCAAAGTTATCATCATGGAATGTAATAGTAATTGGTTCGTACTGTATATTTGTTTGTATATTCTTTTTTCTATTATACTTGTTTTTTGTTTCTACTGCCGCTGAATACTTAGGTAACTCTGCAGACTTTACAAGCATACCTATTTCTAAGTTATGTTTGTCAACAAGATCAGGAATAATAGATCTAACTACAGGATCTAATGTAAAATGACAGTGATATAAGAATTTTTGCTTAGGTGCTAATCGTAGATTATCATCTACATAAAGGCGTCTAGCGTGTGCCCAATCTCCTAAGTTGCCCTTAGGATTAGTAAGGCCGTCTGCTATGTTATCTAAAAATCCGTTGAACTTTCCCATACTAATATTTATCCGAAATAATAAAGTACGTAGATAAAAATAAAGGGGCTATAAAAGCCCCTTTATTGTGTAATGTTATAATACCTAGTTTAAGATCCGCCGCCTGTGATCAAAGATCCACCGGCTCTACCTACTGCTGTACCAATTCCGCCTTCAGCATCTGTCTGAATAGCGTTATCATACTGCATTTCTAGTGTAATTGTTACTGGCTCATTGTTAGCATATGCTAATGTATTGTAGTTTGCATTTGTAACAAAGCAACCATATAATTCAAACGTTTCAAGTACTGTTGGAGTTGTGTTTCCATTTGCACCGTCTAAGATTTCAATACGTGTTGTAAATTTATAATCTTGTCCTGATGCTGCACTTGACTGTTCGAAAAAGTCGAATTGTTTCTGCAACTGCTCACCAACAAGTTTTTGAACTTCACGGTTTACGTCTTCACGTAAGTTTAGTGTAATTGGTGACCAAGTATGTTTACCTGCTAAGTATGCTTTTGAGTTGTATACATCAATTTGTATTGGTTCAAACGCTACCGTAGGACGAGTCACATCAATAACTTGTTTTGTAAGTTCTGTAGTTGGTGTACTAACACCAAAGTTTTCAAGTGACACCCTAAAGCGATATTGAAGCTTCGGCATCAACAAACCTTGAGTAGTTGCACTTTGCCCCCCTGCTAAAGGTACTGTAATATTTGATAATGTTGAAACTGCCATTTAATTTGCTCCTATTGTAGTATTATTTATCAATTTAAAGTCCTGCTATTTCTCCAGTATTTTTAAGTCTTAATGGAATGTAAATGAACTCCACTGCTTTTACTGGTTCTATTGCAATATCTAAATATAGTTCGTTCTTGTCAATCCTAGATGCAGTGTTGTTTGATTCATCACATACTACTAAGAAGTCATATAACGCTCTTTGACCTACTAATTCAAGCATTAAACTTTCAGCCGCTTGTTTAATCTCATCACGTGTGATTTTATCATTTGGCTCAAAGATGTAAGGCTTAGCAAGTTGATTAAGTTGACTACGTAAGTAGATAACCAAACGTGCTACGTTAATTCTATCTAAAGAACTAGCTGCTCTTGCACGAGTTTTCTGTCCAAAGTTAACAAGTCCAGCACCTGTAATAAACGTAATTGGGTTTATGTTATTGCTGTATAATGTATCTCTTTGTCCTTCATTAAGTGCTACTGCTGTAAATTCGCCTTCGCTATTAATATAACCTGTTGAACTTGCATTGCTGATTCCGCCACGTCTTGTGCCTGCTGGTGCAAACCATGGATAGCTAACTTGATCACTTAATGCAATAGTTCTTAACATCATGTGCGAAGCTGGAACTACAACATTTCTACCAAAGTTATCACTTGTGAATCCTGCTGGATAAAATACACCTAAGTATTCATCTCTACTTACTAATCCATTGTCGTTATCTTCTACTGCTTTGTTTACGTTAGTTGCCCAGTTATTAAGTGATGTTGCATCTGGTGTTAGTCTAAACGGACTATCACCTACGATAAATGCTGTTAATCCTCTATCGTTATTCAAGCTAATCATTTCACCAATTAGTTCTGGATATCCTGGTGTTGCCATTAAGTTGAATAATCTTGACTCATCATCTCTAATGTCATCGTTTTTATTAACTACTGCTTGTAACGCTTGTACAACAACTTTACGTTGTGCTTTACGTCCAAAGCTACCTGCGCCGTTCTCTTGATTACCTGACTCAGTTACCCATCTGTGTGGATAGTAACTGTCCATGCTCTCATCGCTTCCACCTGGTGCATATCTTGTGTTGTCTGTAGAAACATCAACATAGTTTCTTACAAATTTCTTAACGTTAAATCCTGAACGTCTAGTATTCCATAACAACATACCTTTTGGATATAGTGCTGGATCTGGAGCATCAGTGTCTAAGTAAGCACTGTTAAGTAAATCTTCAATGCTTGAAGCTTCTAATAAAGAAGCAGTACCACCTGATGTAGCATATCTTGCATCAGCAAATAGTATACCATCTTCTGATGTTTGATCACTGCTATCTAATAGTACCCATCTTAATCCTGAAGCAAGTGCCGCATTATATCTATACATTGTTGGATAGTTTTCTAAGTCTGCTGTGCTAATCCAAATATCACCTGTTTTAAGTGCAGTACCGTCTGACTGTACAGTTGGTTCTGATGCACTAACAATTGGACCACTTGGGTCTGGTGTTAATGATGCATCAGCGTTGTAATATGGACTTGCTGTTATTCCTGATGTGCCACCGTTATATAAGTAACCTACCCATGTTGTACCGTTGTGTACAAGTAAATCTACTTCATCAACAACTGAACTATACCAAAGTTGGCCGTTAGTTGCTGTTGCTGTAGGTGCATTGTCTGATGCTGTGTAAGTTAACACTGCCCAGTTACTTGCAATAAATTGATTTGGACTTGTGCTAGAGTTAGTTCCGTCTGCATATGATAAGCCAACAGTACCACTAGTTGCACTAACATATGGTGCGTAACCTATACCAGCTAATGCACCACTTGTGTCTGTTAGGTGTATATCGCCACCTTGTGAGTGACTAATTACAACTCTATTCTGCGTATCTACTGATGCACTTACGTTTTCAATATTTTTATCATTGATTGCACCTGCAAGTAAACTTGCATCACCTGCAACACCGCCAGCTGTAAATGTTACTGTACTAGTTGTACCCCAAGAAGTTTGCCCAGCATCTGTTGCTTTAATATTAAAACTCTTAGATCCTGAACCTAGGCTTCCTGCAATTACTTTGCTACTAGTAATACTTGTAACACCACTGTTTGATCTACGGTATAAAGTAAACGTTGCAAGAGGTTGTGTGTCACCTGCTGTATTTGATTTAGCAAATACATCGCCTACTGCAATACCGCTTCCACCGTTAGCTTTATCTAAACCGTAAAGTGCTGCTTCGTTAGTGTCGTAAATTGGAGCTTCCACAGCGTCCCATAAAAGTGTTTGATCGTTCCATTCTTTAATTCTTATTCTTGCACCTAAGTTAGGTTGTGTAGTTTTAAACCATACACTACCTGTTGGTCTTGAATAAGTGTCGCTTGACTTAAATTCTGGAACTGATGTATGTCCTGAAATTTGTAATGCTGGTGGATAGTAAGTTCCTGCTGTAATACCTAATAATCCTAAAGCAGTTCCTGAACTTTGAACAACATCAATGTTACCGCCGGCAGTTGAATCACCTGCAGCCGATCCTGTTCCATCACTGTAAATTTCTAATCTTCCGTCAACAGCACTAGCTGTTACACCTGAAATTAACAATCCGTTAATTGTTGCTGCAACATCAGTTACTGTATCTGAACCTGAAACAGAAACAACAGTACCGTTAATTGTAAACGAACTCGATCCGCTAAATGAAGGATTAACAAGTGTGCCTTTAACTGTTGGCCAACTCTTTGACCAAGGATCACTACCTACTAATACCCATGTACCGCTTGTGTTTCTGTAGTATAATCTGTTTAATGTGCTTGTTGCTACAATAGCATAATCACCAACAGCACCAATGCTGCTCTTAGGTTTCATGCCTTCGTATCCGTTTGTAACTAACGAGCCTGAATCAGTGTCACTAGCTGCTGTAATCATTCTAGGAACTTTATTAGTGAAACTTTGTCCACCAGTAGTAGTAATGGCGCTACCGTTCCATTGTTGAATACCAAATAGTGATACTTGTGTATCAAACCAATATGTTCCTGCTGCTGGATTTGCCGCTGGTGCTATTGCAGTTGGCTCTAATTGAGCTGTATCTAAGTCTGCTCTTACAACGTATGCTCTGTTGCTCACTCCTAAGAATGAATATGCAGATTGTAAACCATACTCGTTAAGCTCGCCTGCGTGTATTGGGTTGTTATTTGAATCTGTTTTAAATACTGGATCTCCAAAAGTTTCTGAAAGATCTCTCTGCGAAGTAAGTAAGAAAGGCTTACCTGCGTTTGCTTTTAATGTTCCTGTTGCTGTACCTGTGCCCGAACTGTTTAATCTGTTCTCTGCCGATGCAACAAAAACCATTGGGACTGTTCCCGGTTCTGCTGGGGTGTAGAAGCTTTCGTCTATTACACTTACTTGTACACCTGGTGATGTTAATGCCATTATATTTCTCCTATTGGATACGATTTGTTATAACTATTTAGCATTTATTTTCAAAAACCCTATAATATACCCCCATAAAAAGGCACCGAAAAGGTGAGGTAAATACAATATGAGACCTTTATGCAAGTGCGGACAACGACCTGCTGCTATAAATTATAAAAAAGGAACTAAAACCTTTTATAGAAGTTTGTGCGAGAAATGTTTACGCAATGGATTAAATCACGGCATACCTAAATGGAAACAAAAAGGGTATGAAAAGAAACAAGAATGTGAACGTTGCGGATTTAAAAGTAAACACACTGAACAGTTTAATGTTTACCATATTGACGGTGATTTAAATAATTGTAGATTTAATAACTTAAAAACTGTATGTGCTAACTGTCAGCGTATTATGCAGAAACAGGGTGTAAAGTGGAAGCAAGGTGACCTTGTACCTGATTTTTAAGATCTTCAATTGTACTGTTATTATCAAATATTGTTGTAAAATTTGTATTAGCCCAAGCCCATTCACTAGGATGAATATCTTTAGGTTCTACTCCAATGTCTTGATACATTCTAAACCAAACAGGATCTGTGCCTCTTCTTACTCTCCAAACTTGACCTCCTACTTTTTGCAACATTAATGCTTCATTAGGAAATCTTACATCTGGAATAACAAAGTTTTTATGAGGATTATTAATTAGTATACGTTTAGTAGAGCTAACCCAAATACCATCAAAGAAACCGTTACGCATACACTCAGTACCAAATTCTTGTAATACTAATCTTGGTGTAATTGTTCTACCTGTTTCTTGTGTCCAAAATTTATCTGGTTGTTCTCGCCACTCTCTCGAATCGTCTGTTTGACCTTCAAGCATTTCACGATCCCAATCAAATAGCTCTGCAACAGAATCTTTTAATTTGTCTGCAAAACTTATTTTTTGATATCCGTGTTCTTCAATAAGATAAGAAGCAATAGTATCTTTGCCACTGCCAATTAAGCCGCATACACCTACAATCATTTGTTGTTTCTCCATATAATTTTATTATTATACTTTAAAACTTATCTAATGTCAAGTGTTTTTTAACCAATTGTGAAGCCGTATCCAACACCGCCAGCTACTGCTGTTTTAAGTTCTTCTTCTAATTTTTCCATTTCAGCTGTACCTTCGGCTTTAAGTGCATCACCGTTTAGAGTTGAACCTCCTTGCGGCCCTGATATAGTAGCAAATTTTGAACGTGCTTCACCTAACATATATTTACAATTAGCTAGTGTATAATCTTTAATCCACTGCTTTGCTAAGTAATCGTCTAGTAATTGGTCGTCACCTCTGTAATTGTAGCAATACAATAATAAATCTTCTTCTGTTCTTGGGCGTTGCAGTAGTGTTAATTTTTTAGTTTGTGTATTCCATTTAAATTCTATAAATGATCCAAACATACGTCCTACTAGTTCTTGATACTGACTAAACATATCATATGTAGCTAGTCCGCCCATATTACTACTTGATAGTAAGTAAGTATTAGTATATGCTAAGTTAAAAGGTTCAAATAGTGTTCCGCCATCGCCACCACCTGTTCTTGATCCTACACTTCTACGAAATAATTTTCTAACTTCAACTACTTCACTTGGTAATGTGTACTCATTTTGATCTATTACAGTTGGCATAAACATGTATGATTCTTCAACACTGTTATCACTACGTTGTCTAAATTTTCCTAGTGCTTTTCCTAATGCAGTTTCATAATGCACTGGATCTAGCTCTACATCAACCATACCTCCACCTAATAGGGCATAGACATAATCAAATACTTCTTGTTTTTGTGTTTTTAGGCTACTCATGTAAATAGTTCTCCGTCATTGTATTTATCGTTACGATAAATATGTATATGCCAAGACTTAGTTTATATAAACCAAATAAAAGTAACGACTATGAATTTTTAGATCGTCAAATTAACGAAATGTTCACTGTAGGTGGAACAGACATTCACGTCCACAAATACTTAGGGCCAGAAAGTCCAAGTGAAGAGGATGCAACTGCTGATCAACCTAAACGTGATATATTAGATGAAACAAATATACAAGATTTACTATTTTTAGAAAATAGAGATAGAAAATATGATTCCGACATCTACTCAATGCGTGGTATTTACAATGTTCAAGATATTGATTTTGATTTAAGCCAGTTTGGTTTATTTTTAAGTAATGATACATTGTTTATGACTGTACATATACGAAGCAGTGTAAAAACTCTTGGTAGAAAATTGATGTCAGGTGATGTAATAGAATTACCACATTTAAAAGACGAATACGCATTAAATGATTTTGACGTAGCTCTTAAAAGATTTTATGTTATAGAAGATGTAACAAGAGCTGCAGAAGGATTTACACAAACTTGGTATCCGCATTTATACAGATTAAAACTAAAACAAATAGTAGATTCACAAGAATACAAAGATATATTAGATAGAGCAGCTAAAGAAGATGATTTAGGTGGTGGCCCTAGTTTACGTGATGTATTATCTACATATAATAAAGAAAAAGAAATTAATGATGCTGTTGTATTACAAGCAGAAGCTGACGCACCAAAAAGTGGTTATGACATAAGTCATTATTATACTCTTTCAACTGACAGTAAAGGCAACACAAGTCTTACTGAAACAGTTGGTGACGATGGTAGTACTGTTACTACAAGCTCTGTAAGTCCTGCAAAAGAAGGATATAATGGCTACTTATTAGGAGACGGTGGAGTACCAGACGGAAGTAACTTTGGACACGGTATTTCTTTTCCGTTAAGTAGTGCAACAGGTGATTTTTTCCTACGTACAGATTTTGCTCCAAACCGGTTATTTAGATATGATGGTACAAGATGGGTTAAATATGAAGATAATGTAAGAATGACTCTTACTAATACTGATAATCGTAACACACAAAAAGGTACGTTTATTAATAATACAGCTACAAATACTATAGGTGGAAAACAAGTTCCTGAAAGACAAAGCCTATCAAAAGCACTTAGACCAAAGGCAGATAATTAATGCAACATTTCTATGACGGACAAATAAGGCGCTATGTAACGCAACTAGTAAGGCTAGTAAGCAATATTAGTTACAAGGATGGTAAAGGTGCCCTAACACAAATTCCTGTTGTATACGGCGATTTAACACGTCAAGTTGGTAGTATAATAAGAGACAATTCAGAGAATAAAATTCCTAGTGCTCCGCGTATGGCAGTTTATATGACTGAGTTAGAATTAGACACTGCACGTCTTGCTGATGCAAGTTATATTAGTAAAGTTAATGTACGTGAAAAAGATTATGACGATGGCACACAATTATATCTAAACAAGCAAGGTAAAAATTATACAGTAGAACGTTTAATGCCAACACCTTATCAGCTATCAGTAAATGTTGATATATGGTCAACTAATACTGAACAAAAATTACAAATACTAGAACAAGTATTAGTATTGTTTAATCCTAGTTTAGAAATACAAACTACAGACAATTACATAGACTGGACAAGTTTAACTGTTGTTAATTTAGAAGGAATTAATTTTACTAGTAGAAGTATACCTATGGGTACAGAGAGCGAAATTGACGTAGCAACATTAACATTAAAAACACCTATCTATATAAGTCCTCCAGCAAAAGTAAAACGCTTAGGAGTAATTACAAATATTATAACAAATATTTTTAACGAAACAATACAACTTGTTGACACTGATTATGGTATGGCTGAAGTTCGACAAGTGTTAACAAGTGAAGACGGTACTACTACAACAACTAAAAAAATTACATATCCAAATACTATAGGAACATTAGGTACAAATTACAACGACTTTGACTTACTTGTAATGGGTAATACTGCACAACTTGTGAATAATGGTGTTGCAGGTGAAACTACATGGACATCATGGTTTGAAGCTGTGCCGCAAAAATACATAGCAGGTGTTACACAAATACAACTAAGACGAAAAGATATTAACACCGTTGTTAGTGGCACTGTTGCAATAGACACAACAGATGAAAGACGTTTAATTATAAATTGGGACAGTGATACTTTTCCAGCTGATACAATAATACATGGTCCTACTGGTGATAACAATAAAATAAATTATATAATTGATCCACAAAAAAGCAATCCTGAGAGTCTAAAAACTGCAGGTGTTAGAATATTGTTACTTGATGCTATAGGAGATTCTTCTAATACTGATGGTGCAGATGCTTGGAAAAATGCAGATAATTCAAACTTCATAGCTGGTGCAAATGATATTATTGAATGGGATGGTTCTAAATGGCACGTTGTATTTGATTCAAGCACCGATGACTCGTCTGCAAATATTGTTTATACTACTAACCTAAATACCGGTGTACAATACAAATTTGATAACGATGAATGGATATTAAGTTTCGAAGGCGAATATCCAAATGGCTCCTGGTTATTCCAATATTAAGATAATTATTTGTATGGATCAGATTATATGTAGTGGTGCACTTTTTTACACCCTTGATACAAAACGTTTTCTATTTTTGCATAGAACAAAAGGCAAACAGTCAAATTTGTTTGGTCTTGTAGGCGGTACAACAGAAGGTACTGAATCAGCTTGGCAGGGATTAAAACGTGAAATAAAAGAAGAAATTGGTGAAGTTACTATTAAAAAAACAATACCTCTTGAAACTTTTATAAGCAATGATTCACAATTTCTTTTTCATACATATGTTTGTGTTATTGAAAAAGAGTTTATTCCAGTACTTAATGAAGAACATGATGGCTATGCTTGGGTTAGTTTTGGAAAATGGCCTAAGCCATTACATCAAGGTCTTAGAGCAACACTATCAAATAAAACTAATGTTACAAAATTAGATACTGTCTTTAAAATGATAGATTTATTATAGGAGAAAACATGAGTCAAGTAAACAATCATAAATGGGGCAAGGAACTTGTTTGGGCAATGCAACCAGGATATGTTGCAAAAATTTTATTATTTGAAAACAAAAATGCAAAGACTGATTTACGTTTTCATTCTGATGCTAATAAAACATTCTTTATAAACAATGGTAAATTTTTATTAAGGTTTATTGACACACAGTCTGGAAAATTGTTACAAAAAGAATTAAAAGAAGGAGATGTTTATCACGCTCCGCCATTACATCCACATAGTTGGGAATGTTTAGAAACAACAGGAAGCATTAATGAAGTATCTAATAGTTTTTTGCCAACTGATGTTTTTACAGTAATTAGTGCAAATAATATTAAATGATTTACGATTTATTTAAAGAAGAAAAATTTGTATACGATTTAAAACGTTTTAATAGATTTATTCAAAATACTCATAATCCTAAAGCAAAAATCATGGTAATGAACTTAGTATCTGAACTACAAGAACATGCTACCGAAGTTAATACTGTACACGATACAACACTAAACGGTTATATTAAACCGCAAAATTTGCGTGACACTAGAATTAAAATTCACGATTGTGTTGCTGAAATTGAAAAAATAATTAAAGATTCTAAATAGCTGAGAAACGTTTAACTTGTATAGAACCAACCATTGGTGCATGAGCTGTACATTGATATCTATAACCGCCGGAAATTGATTCCGGTATTCTCCAATATAATGTTCCAAACTCTTTATTTTGAGCATTTGACCCTGTATTAACTGAACCGTCACCACCAACGTGTACTAATCCTATGTTGTAAGCTGTGCCAGTACCATCTTGAATTTCGAAAGGATGTCCTGCACTACCTGTTAAATCAAATGCAATAGTAGTTCCGCTTAGTGCATATATTGTTGGATTGTTTCCACTGTAATGACTGTTAAACAAGTATGCACTGTTGTTGCCAGTTGCGCCAACTCTTAAAGTAACAATAGCATTTTCAAATATTTGATCTGGTGTTAAGTTACTACCATATCCTGATGCTAATGACTGTGCAATGTCACCTAATTGTATAAAGTTTGCCGCACCTGCCGATACTGTATTTGTTATTGTTATTGTGTCTGTTCCAGGAGTATTAGTAAGAGAAATACCTGCACCTGCAGCTACATTTAATGTATCTGTTGCAGTATCAGCTTCAATATTACTTTGTCCTGCTACCGCAATAGTACTAAATGCATTTTGATTAGCTTCTCCTCCACCACCACCGGATACATCTGCAAATGATAATACACCTGAACCATTTGTTTGTAGCACTTGGTCTGCGGTGCCGTCATTTACTGGAAAAATATATTGCGTAGTTCCGTTACTAAAAATTACGCCGCCAGCAGATTGTATTTTTACATTTGCTGGACTAGCTGCTGTGTTTAGTATTTCTAAGTTGCCAACGGCTGATTCTATTGATACTCTTCCGCCGTTAGCACTAACCATAACATCGCCATTAGTTGTACTTAAATTAAGATTGTTACTACCAGCATTAAGAGTTGTTTCGCCTGCAAAACTTAACGAAGAATTTACATTAAGAGTTAGTGTATCTCCTACAAGATTTGAAGTTAATCCAGTACCGCCTGCTATAGTTAGTGTATCAGTTGTAGAATTTGCTGTTGTTGTGCCACTGTCTGCATTAAAAGTCTTAAAAATATTTTGATCAACGTTTGGTGCAGAGTTTTCAAATGTAATAGAGTCTGTCACAGCATTTGTAGTAAGACTAATTCCTGAGCCTGCAACATAAGTTATTGTATCACTTGCAGCATCTGCAACAACGTTATTTTGTCCGTTTACTGTAACTGTTGTAAAACTATTGATATTAGGTCTGTTACTTAAATTGTTATAATTTAAATAATAACTTCCATCAAATCCGTCTAAGGTATCAGCATCTGATCCACCACCGCCTGATGTTGCATCTGTTCCAGGAGCCCAATTAACGCCGTTCCATTTTAACACTTGTCCACTAGATGGAGCACTTGATGCTGTATCAACGTCTATTAGATCATTTATGCCTAAATTATCAACATCAATAGTGATAGTTTTATCATTTGCTTGGGTAGCTATTTTGGTACCACCTTGAATATTAAAAGTATCTGTCGTAGTTGATGCAACAACTGTTCCTGCATCGGTACCTACATTACTAAATGCATTTTGATTTGAGTCTCCCGCAGATACTGATGCATTAATAGTTAGTATATCGCCTGTTATACTAGTAGTTACATCAGTGCCACCTGCTACTGTAAGCACATCGTTTTGTGTATTTGCTGTAGTAGTACCTGTATCAGCATTAAACGTTTTAAATTGATCTACACTAGGAGGTGTAATACCTGCACCTAAAGCATTCCACGCAGTACCGTCCCATTGCCAAGATGAACCACCTTCTGTGTATATGTCATCTACTACTGGGGTATTTGGAAAATTAATAGCCATTGATTACCTCTTTTGTATATTTATTACATGTTAACATTAAGACTACCTTTTATTTCAAAAGATGAATTACGGCCATATTTACTAAACATCATTTTATTTGGAGTTCCGTATAGTCCGTTACCATAATTTAAATAATTTAAAGGCGGACCTTGATATGCATTAGGGTTATCATATACAACACTTAATGAATCATTAAGTATTTTTGTTTTTAATTCGCTTGTAGTTAAGTTTGGAAGTACTTGTAAATAAAGAGCTGCTAATCCTGCAACTTGTGGAGCTGCAAAACTCGTACCATCAATATTTGTAATTTTGTAAGTTGTATCTGGAGGGTAAGCTGCCGTTGTGTATATACTTGCAGTACTACAAGCTGAAACTATGTTAGAACCAGGAGCAAGAATATCAACTGCTGGGCCTCTTGTAGAATATGGTGCAATTTTATCTGACTCACCTTGTAGATCAGCATCTATACTTCCCACTACTAAACCTTCATTAGTTGTAGATCTTGGACTAGAGCCTCTATGATAATAATAAGTTACTCCGCCTATTTGTATGCTGTCATTAAAATGATCTGCGGCAGTAGCAGTATCTTTAGCACTAACTGTGTAATCATTTCCAGCTGCAATTATAACATGTATTCCAGCATCAATCATATCATCTATTTCTGCATCTACACTTGATAGTCTTACAGGTATTGTTCTATTACCGCTTCTTTGATTAGGCACAAATCCTGTATTTTGCCAAATATTGTTATCTGTAGTATAACCTGTATCACCATAAGTCCATGTATCCATAACACCGGTGTTGTCATTATAATGCGTACCGCTAGTAGGATCAGGGGTTCCAATTAATGTTGTAGAATATCCCCAACTCATGTTTACAACTGTAGGTCTGCCGTTAGTTTTTGCAGAGTGCCATAATCGTATTGTATCAAAGCAGTTTGCCGTACTGATACCACTGCTATCTGCTGGACCTTCTAATCCTGAGACCTTTTGTGCATATATATGTGCATTCTTTGCCCAGCCATAAGTTTTGCCTGCACTAATTCCTGCACAATGAGTACCGTGTCCGTCTGTATCACTATAAAAACTTGCAGATTGTGTTCCTGAGATACCACTTTCTGTAAACCAATCAATTTGTTTTAATCTTGAATTGCTATTAGTGTCTTGCCATTCAGGATGATTAGGTTCAATGCCGCTATCTTGTATAACAACATCTACACCTGTACCGTCTAATGCATAAGGATACTCAGCCGCTACTTTTTCTGTGATAGTTGAAGGCCAATTATTAGAAGCACTTACGCATCTGTTTAGACCCCAATTAATGCCTGTTGAAGAATTTGTTTTGTTAAACGTTCCGGTTTGTATTGCACGTGGGTGTATAACTATATCGTCGCGTTGCTCAACAGGGATTTCTACATCAAGTACTCTTGGATCGTTTTTTAGGGCTTGTGCTTCATCGTCTGTAAGCATCCAGTGTGTCATTCTCTTTGATCCTAGTCTAGGATTTGCTACTGTAACAGCTCTTTCAGGAATAGTACTGTCACCAGTATCTGATGCTAAATCAGCATCAAATACTTCTAAGTCTACACCTTTTTTTACTACTACAATATATTCTTTTTCACTCATTATGCTGTTTTATAAATTACAAGAAATACCTTGGAATCTACTCCTGTTCCTGATAAATTATCTACATTAACTCTAATTTGATTTACAGCTGGTTTTGATATTACACAACTGTGGCCAGCTGTTTTATCTTGCACTGTTGCAAGTACTTGGAAATCGTCTACAGTGGTACCAAGATTTGAAGTAAATGTTAGTGTATGATCGCCTACGGCATTATCAACTATTCCTGAAACTCCTCCTCCTGACCATGCGTTTGTGCTACCATCTAGCACTCCCATGATAAAAGGTGTAGGTTCATTGTTAATTGTACCTACGCCTGTGATGTTATTGTTTTCTAATTTTAATTCACCTCTTATTAATACACCATCTGGGGCAACAAATGAAAGTGTTGATGCACTATCTAATATTGGTGCTCCTATACTTGTATTAATAAACTGTTTTGCAGACAATGTGTTGTTTACAACTAAATCATTTTCTACAGTTAAGTCGCTACTTACTGTAACACTGGGTGTAATTATAATACTACTACTATCATCTGTATCAATAATACTAGATGCAAAACTAAAATTACCTACACTGCTGCTTGAAGCAGAAGTAATTGTAAGAGTATTTGTAGCACTATTAATTTGTAAATCTATTCCAGTACCTTGTTCAAAGGTAAGTGTATCAGCTACTGATGATGCTACTATTGTAGCACTATCGCTGTCTTTAATTGCTACTGTTTTAAATGTTGGAAAAACCGGCACAGTTGGTTGCACCCATTGATTACTATCTGTGTCGCCTGCGTATACATACAATCTACCACTTGAACTATTAAACCATATATTACCTGATGTAGGAGTAGCTGGTACTGTGTCAGAAACTTCTACACTAGCTGATCCACCGCCTCCACCGCTGCCAGAGCCTGTTCCTGGGTCTGCAACTGTAATACTGTTTCCTTGATTTAAATGAAAATGACACCAATAAAAAAGTGAATTAGGTGTGCTAGTTTTTACTGTAAGTAAAACTTTTCTTGTAGTAGCTGCTTGAAATCCTGACACATATTTTGCCATTGTAACAGGATCATCATCTAACAAATAAACAACACCTGTATTATAATGTCCACCACCTGCAAGTTCACCGTTCTCTACTGTACTAAACATTAATGGGTGGTATAAACTAGCATAGTTTTCGTTAGTTGCATCGCTTTGATCAAAGACATACGTGTATCCTCTAACTAAATTAAGTTGAGGTTTTTCTACACCGTCAATATAAAATACACCGGATCCTTGACTTGCTACTGTGTCAACTCCTACAGTAACAGTTTTTTCTAAAACAGCAACTCCAGATGCACTAAGTTGTTGTGATAAATTTCCTGATGTTAATAATGTATAGCCGCCAGCTAACTTGCCATCATATAGCCTTAAAGTATTTGCTTGTTTGTCATAGAATACTTCTCCACTCGAGCCTACATTACGATCAAGAAAACCGTCGGGGCGAGGAATAATACGAATTCTATTTA